GAGGTCAGCTCGCAGTCGAACAGCAGTAATGGCGTCTCGGTGACGCTCTGTTCCTTGAGCTCGTTGATTGTCGCCATCACCCACTCGCTCGAATCCGCACCGTGCAGGAGCTGCTACCCACCCCGTCCGCCGTCCGTGTCAGCGTATCGTCCAGAAACGACGCGTTCGCGTGCACCCCGCTCCGCCCCGCTGTCTTCTTGTACTGTGACGCGCCGGTCTGCGCCTCCGCCTGGAATCCGAACAGCTCCACGGCGTCGCCGGCCTCTATGGTCACGCCGAAGTTCACGCTCTCCTCCGTGGCCGCCAGGTTGGCCCCGTACTCCAGCCGTTTCCAGACCGGCCCGATCGCAAACCCTTTGCTCGCCGGCTTCGTCTGGGTGCTCTGGAACAGGGTGATGCTGGTGGCCGCCGCGCTGCGCGCATAGACGCTAAGACAGTACTGATAAGACCCCGGCCCGCTCACGGCCTGCTGGATGCTCTCGGCCGATGCGCCCTGGTTCGTGATCCGCGCCGCTCCCGTGCCCCCCAGCGGGTCCGCGACGCCGACGGTCACTGCCAGTCCGGCCCCTTTGATCCACGCGGCCGCGGTCGGGTCCTCGCTCCAGCTCAATAGATTGTCGAACGGATCCAGAAACGTGAATGAGCCCAGCCGCCCTTCCACCGCCTCGAACAGGGTCTCGATCGCGCCCCACTCCGTGTCGCTCAGCCCGCTGAGATCCAGGCGCCACTCCTGCGCGCTGGCCATCGGGTCCGCCAGCTTCACCGTGCTGCCGTCAACCGCTTCATTCACCAGCGTGCGTCGCAGTACTCGCCGGCTCCCAGGGAACTGGCCCATCGCCCCAGTCGCGAGCTGTGGAAAGTATCGCATCTCAGTTGTTGTTTTCCCTCACCACCAGGGTCAGACTGCCTCGTGTCTCGCCCACCAGCTCCATCGCGAATTCGTCGGCCTCCAGGCTGCAATCCGCGTGCACGCTCCCGTCCCACGGGTCCTGGAACGAGAAGCTCCCGAACCTGCCCTGTGCCGAAATGAAGAACTCCTGGAGACGGGCGATTTCCGTCTCGTCCAGCAGATCCAGGCGGATCACCCACCGCCGCCCGGCCGCCCCCCGGGCCCGGTAGCGTTGCTCCGTCCCGTCGAGGAATCGCACCACTTCGGTCGCCTGCGACAGCGCCCGGCTGGCCGGGTACTGCGCTACCGCTCCGGTCTTCAGTTTCGGAAATGCGCTCATAGCTCGCTCACCACGTCGTTCAGTGAGTGCGAGTTCAGCATGGCCTGGCGCACCGCCAGCGCGATCTCGTCGCTGTGGTCCAGAAACGACCGGCTGTCCATGGCCTGCACTTGAATCGTGATCTGCGGCGCGCTCACCCTCGTGCCCGCCCCGCTCCCGAGTTCCACCGCCACCGCCTCGCTGCGTGGGATGCCGCCTGCCACGTCCATCGGCGGCAGCGGGGAATACCTCGACAGCGGCGGCGCGGCCGTCAATTCGCTCCGGCTGATCCCGCCCTCGACGGCAATCGGCGGCAGTGGGGAATACCTCAATAGCGGCGGCGCCGCCCCCGCCTCGCTGCCTGCGATGCTGCCGTCCAGGTCAATCGAGGCCAACGCCGAATACGTTGCCGCGGACTGCTCCTTCGCCGCTTCGTTGCGTGCGAGGCTGCCTTCCAGCTCGATCGATGCCAACGCCGAATACTTCGCCGCTTCGCTGCCTGCGATGCTGCCTTCCACGCCCATCGAGGCCGGCGAATACGTCGCCCCAGGCTGCGCCGTCGCCGCTCCGCTGCTGGTGATGCTGCCTTCGAAGCTGATTGACGGCGGCGGTGTGTAGCTCACCAGGGCTGGCGGCGTCGGGGTGCTTCCTCCTCCGCCCGTGAAATAACTCACCAGCGCGGTCAGCCACGGCGAGAGCACCAGACCGCTGCCCAGGGTCTTCCCCAGCGTGCTGCCGGCGCTCTTCACCGTCGATCCGCTGTCCGAGCTGCTCTGAGCCGCCGTGTTCTGCTGCACCGCCTGCGTGTTCTGGTTCACGGCGTCCGTCTGCGTCTGGGTCACCGTGGCCAGTTGCGCGAATTGCGCCGCCAGTTGCGTGTTCCCCTGCAAACTGGCCGTCAAGTCGCTTACCAGCCCGGCCAGCACCTCGCTCACGCTGCTGCCCGTGCCCGTAATGGTCAACACGCTGGTCGATCGTTTGTTAGTCGTGGCCACGCCTCACCTCTTCGGATAGCTCGCGCTCCAGCAGCAGCATCGCCTCCGCCTGCCGCGCCGTCAGGCTCTGCGCTTCCGGGTACCCAAGCCGCCTCCAGGCGTGGAATTCCTCCAGCCATCCCACGCTTCTTGCGGTAATGAACGACCTCGGGCATTCGCTCGTCGAAACCGTCCTCCGCGCCCAGACCACCCTGGGCGCGCTCTCCCGCCCCCGCCGCAGCCATCCGCATCGCCGCTTCGGCTCCAGCCCATTTCGCCGGCATTCGTCGCACCTCCACGCGGCTGGATTCGAGTACCCAAAGAAGTGGAAGGCGACGATCAGTTTTTTCTTTCTTCTTCCGTCAGTCCGCACTCCGCGCGGATTGCCGCCAGGACCTCCCGGCACAGCTCCTCCGGCCCCGCCGCGATCAGCTTCTCCGGCGTCGCCGGCTGCCCGTCCAGCGTCAGCCCTTCCACCCGCACCAGTCCCCAGCCCAGGTACAGCCGGTCGATCTCGCACGCCAGCAGCGCCCCCTCCAGCTTCTCCCGCGGATCGTCTCCCGCTTCCAGGCATTCCACCTTCCGCGCCAGTTCCCACACCCGCCGCGTCAGCTCGATCCGCCGCCCCAGCGACATCCGCACGATCGTGAACTTGACCCCCGGAGCCCTCCCGGACTCGATGGTCTTCTCGCTCTCGTATTGCATCGCCTCACCCATGCGGCGCAGGCGCTTTCGCCTACCCCTTATCCGAAGGCCACGTAAATCTCGTCGTTACCGGTACCCTGCGCCTGGCAACCCGTGAACTTCCACTGCAATCGGTTCTCGCTGTCGTCGAATTCCGGCACCTCCGGAACCACGCTCTTCAAGTACGCCCCGAACAGTTGCCCCGACTGCTGCCCGAACTGCACCATCACCCCGATCGGCGAGAGCTGCCGCGCCGCCTGGTACAGCGCCTTGGTCGCTGCATCGTTCTGCTGGAACAGATCGAAGTCCACCGTCACCGTCCTCAGTCCGGCCGAGATGCACCGCGGCGCGTCGCTTCCGAACTCCAGGGCCCGCAGTTCGATGTCGTTCTCCAGAAGCAGCTCGGCGGCCGTGATGGTGTAGAACCGGTCCGGCGTGTTCCCCAGCCACGCCTGACCCAGATGCCCGGGGATGATCGAGTAATCGAACTGCTCCAGCGCCGGCTCCGCCGGGAAGCTCGTCAGCTCGCCCTCGCCCTCCTGGAAGCTCGTGCTGTCGACCAGGTCCCGCGCCCCGCCGCTGAACTGGAACTCGTGATAGTCCCCGTTCACCAGAATCCGCATCTTGTCCACTGCCGCGCCGCTCAGGATCCGCTGCGCCGCCCCGCTCGGACTCCAGTAGTCGAAGATGCTCACCGTATCCAGCGCCGTGGCCGGCCCATACGTCACCGTCGGCCCGATTGCCGCTCCCGTCCCCGGCAGCGACGTAAGTGGCGCGTTCAGCTCGACTGTCAGCGGGTCCACGATCGAGTTAACGAACCGCAGCTCCCCTCCGCAACTCACCGCCTGGCCCGCCGCGAGCCCGTGCGCGCTCGAGAACGTCAGCAGCTTCAAGTTCTGGTTGTTCCCCGCCGTGCCCCCGTTAAAGAGCACCGCCGCGCCCCCCAGGCTCGCCTGGAACAGCGGCCCGTAGCCCGGTTCCGCGTCCTGCCGCGTCCAGCCCGTCATGTACGTTCGCACGTCGAACGTGGTCCGCTTCCTCAGCCCCGCCGGCGGCCCCGGAAACGTCCGCGTCCCGGTCTTGTCCTTTCGTTTCGGACGCTCCAGCCGCTGGCTCGTCGCCAGCTTCACCGCCGGAAACCGGTTCCGGCTTTCGATGGCCGCCACTTGCCCGTAACTCAGCTCCAGCGCCACGTACAACCGGTTGTCATTCGATGATATGTATCCACACGGCATATCAGTAACTCCGCCCCTTTCCTGTAGCCTTCCTGCGCCACCCGCTTGCTCACGCGCGCGGCTCGGTAACGTAGCCGAGCCGCGACCGTGAGGGAGCGGTCCCCGCCGTTAGCTCCCGGCTCCCTCAGTAGCTCACGTCCACCTCGAACTGGACCTTGGCCGCCTGTAGGAAGTTCTTGCCCCCGTGCTTGATCGGCCCGAACTCCACCTTGTACCCGCCGGTATAGAACATCCCCGATCCCCAATCGCCTCGCTGCGCGTCAAGCACCTCCGTCGCCGCGCCCGCGTAATACTGTAGGTTCTTCGATACTTGCTCCAGCCGGTCGTGCGTGACCCTCACCTCCACGGCCATGTGCGCTTTCCCGGAGAACGTCCGGAACTTCTCCGTCAGCAGGTTGGTCAACCCTTCGCAGTACACGTACACCGCCGGGTACATCACCCCCGCGGTTCGTTCCGCGGTTTCATACGCCACCTGCTGCCCGATCACCTGCCTCGAGTCGATGGCCGCCAGTTCCACGCTCTCCCGTGCCGCCAGCGCCGCCACCCGGTACGGCAGTCCGGTTGCCGCCGTCATGATGCTCAACACCTTGTTCGTTGCCGCGCTTCCTAGTGCCGCCATTCTTTTATCCCCACAGCACCTTGGGACCCGGACGCAGGAAGTAGTCCGGCGCCTGTCCCGTCCCCGCCGGCGTGCCTTGCCGTAGCCCCGAGACCGGCTCGGTCCAGGCTTCCTCAACTGCCAGCGGCGCCTCGTTCTGTAGCGTCTGGTCCGTCACCGACAGCCCGGCGTACACGTTCCACGAGCGTGCTTGCGCCGGCGCGCTCACCGGCGTCACCACCAGTCCGTTCCCCTCCGGCACGCTCAGGATCGCCATCTCGCTCGGGCTGCCCTCCTCGGCATCGATATTTCGCCACGCCACGCGCACAAAGTACGTTGCCGCGCTCACCGCCACCGGCACGTAGCTCAGTTGCGGCATCGCCGCCCGGGGGATCGGGTCGATGACGATTCCCAGCCCGATCTCCAGCAGTGCGTCCCACGCCCACTGCGCCAGTTTCTGGTATTCTTTCCACTTCGCCAGGTAGCGGTCGTTCAACTGTCGGTGGTACGCGTCCCGGTAAACCAGGGCCAGCGTGCGGAACGTATGCCACTTGTGCAGCGGCTCCGTCACCACGATGTTTCCCAATCCCAGCGTGCTGTCGCGCCACGATAGGTACGCTTCCAGCTCGATCCCCAACTCCTCTTGCGCCAGGCCCAGCTTGACCGTCAGATCGATCTGTTCCGTCGTGGCCGCTTCCAGGATCGCCGATTCGTACCCGATCAAGTCCTCGATGATCGAAATCGTTCCATCAGTGAATATCGCCATAGACCCACCGCCTCGCCCCTGGCTCCCGCCCCGCGCTCCACTAAACCTTCGAGCGCGACGCCCCCTTCAACGCCCGCAGATCCGCTTCCGAGATCACCGTGATCTGCATCCGGTTCGCCGTTGCCGCCTGCTCGGCCGCCCGCTTGGCCTCGGCCGCCTGTTCGCGGTGTTCGCTGGCCTCCTCCGCCGTGGCCAGCCGCGCTCGTCCCTCCACGATCAGCTTCGCTGCCACGAGGCGCGGCACTTCCGTCCGCACTCCGGCGCGCCCGCCGTCCGGCGTTTCCTGGCTCAACACCACCACGTGCGCTTCGCCAAGGGCCGCTTCAATCTGCCGCACCTTCTGGTAGTAGACTTTCAGGTCCATATTCCCTCTCCACCCGGTCGATCCTCCGCGCGCCGTTAACTCCGGGCGCCACCTCGCGGTCCGCGGAAGGTCCGAGAGCCCCAGCTTCCCACCGAGGCTCCCAACCGTTCTGCTACCCTCGGCCACCGTGCCGCCAGCCCTCACCTTGTCCCCCAGCGGCAATGGATTGTGGGCTGTTGGCCGCTGGCCGATGGCTTCTGCTAGCTGTTCACCTGCACCGCGAACCCGTTCCGCAGCACGCCCACACCGTACAGCACGTCCACCGTGAACTGCTGCGCCAGCGTGTTCGGCTGATAGCTCAGGATCACGCGCATCCCGAAGTTGCCCAACTCGGCGTACTCCGCGATGGCGCCCGTCCCCGGCAGCGGCTGTGGCAACCGCCGCACCACCAGTCCCAGCGCGCTCCGCGTGAACGCCAGGTTGTGCGTCGTCACCGGCGAGCTCCCCGTCTTGGCCACGAACTGCGACCGCAGCACGAAGAAGTCCTTGATCTTCCCCACGGTCCCGTCCACCAGCGCCCGCATCCCCGCGTCCCCGGCTTTGTCGTACTCGCTGAATCGCACGATCTGTCGCAGCGCCGAGTAGCTGGCCGCGTCCACCACCAGGTACTTCGGCTCGCTGCCCGGCACATTGGCCTGGAACAGCGCCGTCTCGGCCGCATCCACCACGGCCTCGGTGAGCGCCGTGCCCGCCGTCCCCACCGGTGTGTTCGACGTGAAGCTCGCGTACAGGTTCAGCAGGTCCGTCTCGATCCTCTCCGCGAGCGCCACCATCGCCGGCTGCATGTACAGCTTCAAAAGGTCCGGCACCGCCAGCACCTTCGTGACGTCCGGCACCTGAAAGGTCGCTTCCGCGTGTGTGTTCAGCACGATCTGCGCGTTCCCCAGGTTCGGGTTCTGCGTTTGCACCGTGCCGCCTTCCGCTATGTTGTTGGCCACCAGGGTCGGCGGAATCGGCACGTTCACCGTATCCCCCGCCTGGGCCAGAATTGGCTCGAAATCGCGATTGACCAGGTTCCCCATCACCAGGTTCCCCATCAGAGCCGGCAGCGCATCCACCGCTACGAGTTTGACAATCGCGTTAGCCACGTTAGTTGAAGTTATCGCTGGCATTCATCTCTCCTCTCACTCTGATCTCTCACTTCTTACTTCGTCCTTCTTACTTCGTCCTTCTTACTTCGTACTTCTCCTCTTCAAGCTCCCCGCAGCGTCTGCGACGCAATTCTCACGATCTCCTGCCGGATCCGCTCGGATTCCTCCGCGCTCATCCCCGGCCGGATCTTGTCCAGGTCGACTGCCCCGCCGCTCGCTGCCGGCGGCTTGTGCGCCGATACCGCTCCCGAGCCCCCTGCGATGCGCGCCGGCAGGAATTCCGGGTTCTCGTTCAGAAAGTGCGAGACGTACTCCTTTAGGCTTACCTCGCCTCCCTCGCCCCTCGCCAGCAGCCGGCCGTCCTCGGCACGGTAGATGTCGTCCTTGATCGCCTTGAACGCCACGTCCACCTTCGCCACTCCCATGCGCTGCAACTCCGCCCGCACCGTCGCCGCCCGCTCGGCCTCCTCGGCCTGTTGACGGCTCCGCTTGTTCTCCTCGACCAGTTCGTTGAGCCTCCGCTCCAGTTGCTCTCTTCGCTTCCGCTCCTCGACCAGCTCGACTTTGTATGCCGGCTCCGTCTTCGACTGCTCCTTCTTCACGAACTCCTCGATCGTTTCCCGCACGATCGCCCGGACATTGCCGTCCTTGGCTTCCACTGTCTCTTTCTCTTCGTCCATGTCCCGTCCTCCACCCTCTTACTGCCCCTCGTCGATCTCTTTGGCAATCTGATCCTTGAGTTCCTGTCGCGCGTCGCACAGGTACTTGGAGGCAAGCTTCTTGAACACTTCCTTTCGCAGCGTGGCGGAATTGATCCCCAGCGCCAGCAGCTTGCCCGCATCCG